GTGTGAAGTTAAATGGATTGTACATTGTAGGTGTTAACTGTAATGGTACATATGGTGCGTAAACGTAACCTGTATCCAATAAAGATGTTCCTTTATGTCCAATTAATACTTGATTTGGTGGGAAATAAGGGTCTCTATAGATAGTATATCTACCTGATAAAGTTCCTACTTTCTCAATACCCATGTTGTATTGGTCTTGGTCTGGTGCTGCGTTTGACACGTGGAAGTACTCCAAGTCATCAAAAATTGCAGAAACCTCTGAAGATACAACAATCCAGTTAGCCCCACCTCTTAAAGTAGATTTGTGAATCTGAGCTGAAATTTGATTAATCGCAGTGATTAATGTTTGATTCCAGTCTTTTTGAGTATAAGGTGCTTGACCTGATTGGAAACGTTTCCAACCATTGTAATCCCATCTTAAATCCCAAGCTGCTCCTTTTCTAAGGTCTCTTAAGATTTCTCTATCGATTTCAGCTGCAACTTCTTCAGATAATAAAGCAGTTAATTCAGCTTCAGCATCGATGTTATGGAATGCAGACACGTCTTGTGCTAATTCCGGAGACCATTGAGCTCTTAATTTTCTTTCAGTTACAGAAACTGTTACAGATTCTAAGTCGAAAGAAACTTCACCCATTTCTGATTCAAATTCTAAATCATAGTATTCTCTCCATGATGCGAAGAATGGTGACTCAGATTGTGCAGCTCCTACTGTTACAACAGCTGTATTAGCTAAGTATGAACAAACATATCCGTCAACAGAATCACACTTGATACATGCTGGACAAGAAAGGTCTAACTCAACATAAATGTATCCGTTAGCGTCACAAATATTGTCATATTTACCACCTGGAATAGTAGTACTAGTAGATGTATTAAGACCTTGAACGATACCTTGTCCGTATTTTTGAGTTACAATTCTAAATAATACTGGAACTGGTGTTGCAACACCTGTTGCTCCAACAGTTCTTGCCGGTGCATTTGAAGTGTCATAGAAAGTAGAACCTGATTTACAAGTTGTACTCGCAGTTGTCCATAGTGTAAATGAAGCTAAAAACTCTTCAGTATCTTGTTCGTTACCATTTGGTCCGATTAATTTACCGTTACCAGCTGACTGGAATCCAGTTACTTTAAGAATAGTTGTTTTAGCACAAGAAGTAGTAGAAGTTAAACTAGTTAATTCACTATCAGCTGTAGTAGCTTCTGATAATGTTCTAGCTGAAGCATTCCATTTTTGAACTTTAAGTTGTGTATTCGTAAATGCAGAAAACTTTCCTTTAGATGCGTCATATAAACCATCTTCTGGAGTTAAAGGGTCGTTAGACACATAGAAATTATCATATAAGTTAATTGTTTGTGCCGAGAATGGAGAGTTAGCAGTTTGTGCTGCAGAAGCTCCTGGAGCTCCTAGTGGTGCGTATTGTGAATTTGTTACACCATACAACTCACCCCCATTACCATCTTTTCTTGTTGAAACTTTAGGTACAAAGTAGAACAATTTACCAATTGGTAAGTTCATAGCTTGTACAGAAACGATATCATTTGCCAATAATTTAGAGAATACTCTTCTAATAATTGGGAATACAACAGTTTCGAAAGAACCTGATGCATCAGATGATGTTGCTTCGTTAATTAAATTTGTTGCTTGGTTTTCATAAAGTTGGGCAATGTTTTCTCTCGCGTGTCCTTTAAGACCGTCTAAGAATCCAAGCTTTTGCCATTTGTTTAAGGTATCTTCTTTGATAACTTTAAGGTGTTTTAACCCTATGTTACCAACCATACCTGATTCTAATAATGCTCCCATGTTTTTAATTTATTTTTTTAAGCGTTTATTTTATTATAGTTTGGACATTAAGTCCTTAATTCTACTAAATTGTGGATTCTCATAGGCTTTTGTTTCCATAAGTTTTGTATTTGAACCACTCTTTATTGTAGAGTTAATTTTTCTATCTACTGACTCGGAAATACTTTTCTTAGTCTTACTAGCAATAGAAGGTTTATTCTGAGAAAGTTCTTCTCTTACCACTCTGTACAAATCTTTAGATTCTTTTAATGATTTAACATTATCAAATCTTCTAAGGATATTAACCTTTTCTTGTTTTGTAGTTGAGTGTTCAGTGAACAATCTTGTAGCGTATGCTAAATTAGAATTAAATACTCCAACTTCATTTAATTTTTTCTTAAATGAAACTAAAGCTTTTCTATATTCACCATTTTTACCTTTAAGATTACTTACTTCCTCCTGAAGACGGTGGTAGTTTTCTTGTAGTTTTCTTCCTTTTGTTCTTGCCGACTCATTAAGGTCTAGGTTTCTATTATTGGTAAAGCCTTTTCTTAAACCTCTACCAGATTTAGCACCAAAACCATAAGTTCTAGACGCTTCCCCCATTTCACCTTGATTACTTTGTCTATTACTAGAGAATTTAGGTTTACCCATAGCTTTTTCCATCCCTTCACTGTCATCTCTTCTGTCAGCGAAGGATTGTGTCATTGATGCCTCAGGACCATCTTTCATTCCTAATGTGTCATCAAGTCTACTATCGTAACCTTGTTTCTTTTCGTATCTTTCATCATGGTGATGTGTACCTTCTTCCTCATCTAATTCGATTTCATACATAGGTTCATCGTGTGCACCCTCCATATGGTCATGTTTCATTTCCATGTAATGTTTTTTACCATAACCTTCCATGTGGTCATGTTTCATTTCATCCATTTCATGTTCACCTTCCATGTGGTCATGTTTCATCTCATCTAATTCGATTTCGTACATAGGTTCGTCATCCATTTCATCAACCTCTCCATCCATTTCGATTTCGTACATTGGTTCATCTTTTTTCATCTCTTTTAATTTTCTTCTTTTCATAGATTTTTTGTTTTCTTCCAATTTTATTAAGTATTCATCATCACCATCAGTAAGTGAGATTTCTTCATCGTCCTGTTGAACGATTATTCCATCTTCACTACCCATAGCCTTGAATACCTTTAAGACTTCTTCGTCAGATGCTGAGGTTAGGTCTAGAGGCGGCAAATCGTCAGATAACATATCGATATCATCAGTCTCGTCCTCAATGTCAAGTTCCATGCCCATGTCCCCCATTGGGTTATCCATGACCATCTCTACTTCTTGTTCTGTGTCCTCCTGCTCCTTAAGGTAATCGTCTCCCTCAGATAACGATTCTTTTACTAGTTCATTAATTTCTTCCTTCATTGTCGAAGAAAGTATTTCTTTTGCATTAGACTTCATAGTTTCTTCCAACTGTTCCGCCTCGAGCAACGCTTTTTCTATTATAGAC